GTGTGGTCTGCATCAGTAAATACATTTGAGTCTGTGGCAGACTCTACAAGAGTACGAATTTCAGAAGCTGTTTGATTTGCAGTTGCTCCAGATTCAATACCATCGAGCTTTGTTCCATCTGTTGCAACATCCCGCCCATCTACCGTTCCTGATACTATAACATTTCCGCTTATATCTACAGAATGGCTGAAATCAAAAGTATCTGTTGATGCATCCCATAAAATTGTAGCATCTGTAGTACTACTTACTGCATCTTGAATTGTAATACCTGCACCGTTAGCAGAAGCAGAAGTGTCCCCTGTACCGTAGTTTAAAACAATATTCTTATCCTCTACTTGAAGGTCTTGAGTATTGAGTGTAGTTGTCGTACCGTTTACAGTAAGATTTCCCTGAACAACAAGATTTCCAGAAATTTCTCCAGTGTTTGCAGAGATAGTAATATTTGAGCCATCCCACTTTATATGCTCTCCATTAGGGTCTCCAATACTTACTTTATACTGAGAGCCTGAGTATCCTAAAAAGAAGCCATTTCCTGTGTGATAAGCAGTCTGCCCGCCCTTAATAACTCCTCCAGAGTCAAGAGTAATACCGGTGTCTGCAGTATCAAGAGTAACACCAGTATTTAATCCAGTTTGAGCCTGCCCCTGTGGGTTCAAGTTTTCTACTTGCCCAATAGTTATATCTAGTGTAGTAAAGGAGCTTCCCGTAGCCATTAACTATCTCCCTCTATACGTGCAACCGCAGCATCTCTATCTATATCTGGACGAAATGCATTTCTCCATCCAGTAACAGTTATATCCTCTTGAAAAGTTCTATCAATTCTTAAACTTGTGCCTGAGATTATTTCTATAACTTTTGCAACGTTGTTTGCTCTAGAAGCGTTGGTAGGCACAGTACTTTTAAATGCAATTATATCTCCTACTAAAACCGATGAAGTAAATCCTGAGCCTGTTACAATGTCACTTTTTTCTTCTACTGAAACTGTCCCTATCGAAATAAATTCTGTTTGACCTCCAGAGCCGTCTCCAATAGGTCTCCAAAATCCAACTCCGTTTAAAATTCTATTATTCCACTCATAAAAAGCAATAGTAGCCGCACTTGAATCAAAAATAATAAAAGTATCCCTCTCATCTCCTGGAGGAGCGTTTGATATGTCCACACTTTGAGTTGTTACAGTAACATTTCTAAAGGGGTCTGCAATTGACGCAACTACAGGGTTTGGGTTTTCAAACTGAAAAGTATTTCCATCGCTCGTAACAAAAGAATTAGTATTAGATTTAATTCCCATAGGCATTCCTCCAAAAATACGAGGAATTGTATCATCTCTATCATCCAAAGAAGATAAAGAAACACTTACTGTTTTATACTCAGAAAAATTTCCTTTTGCAGAAACTACTCTTACTCTAAATTTATACTGCCCTGTTGATAAATTTGAAAAAGTTAGTGTACTACTGCTTACTCTATGAGGAGAAGGCTTGCTATCGTCCGGAACATTATGAGCAATCTCAAAGGTTGCTATAGAATCAAATTCAGGAGGCGACCAAGAAACAGTAACAAAAAATCGTCCATCTGATGTTTCTTGTATTAAAGTCTTTAATTCTTCCACAGGAGGTATTGTTTCAGGCTCTGTTTCATTTATAATTGTAGGTGGAGTTACTCCTACCTTATATCTTTTTTCTATTTCTTCATACTTCTCATTCGAGTGTTCAACTGCAGAAATATTATATATATTTTTATCAGTTTGCGAAATACTAAGAATTTTGTAGAGTTTTTTAGAGCCTTGAACATCTAAACCCTCTGAGTCAAGCTCTCGAAGTGCCCAAATACTGTTTGCGGCAGGAGTAGTTCCAAAAGTTCCTGAACTTGCTAAAGTAACTGTAGTTGCTGCTGCTCCTGGATTTGTTATTGTATTTGTTTGCACAAAAGAATATTCTTTCCATGCAATTGAAAGAAGCTCAGCTCCTGTATTATCTACAAAAGCATTTGATGCACGTTTTTCAGTATCTAAATTAGTCAGAGAGTAAGAACCACTACTATGTACAAAAGCTTGAGGAATACGATCTCCAGTATTATAAGTGACTCCATTAACAGTAACTGCAGAATCTCCTGTATAAAAAGCAGCAGATTCTGTAACAAGTGTACTTAGTTCATAAGTAGTTCCTGCATTAAAAGTAATACTGCGATCCATTGTAAGAGTAGTTGAAGTTGCTGAAGACACTCGTCCGCTATAAGAAATCCCTGTTCTGTCAGCATCTTGAATATTAATTACATCTCCCGGTTTTAAAAATGCTGCTGCAAGAGATGTAGAAAAACTTACTACCTCTGTTTGATTTTGTGCTGTGTAAAGCTTCCATTTTCCAAGACGAGTTGCTTGTCCTTCAGAAGTGCAACCAAAAGCAACTGCATTTTGAGAAATAATTCTTCCTGTTCGTGCTATACTTTCTCTATCTTCTACAATTAAAGGCACCGGCTCAAAATTAATTGTAGGGTCATTCCATGTAACAACAACTTGGTTTGATTTAGCTCTAGAAGTTGAGCTTTGGTAGCTAAATGCTCCATCAATTACGTTACCCTTTGTAAAACTATATACAGGATCTTGAGGAGTATCTTGAACTACTGTGAGTTTACTGTCCATCCAGTAAATCATACCAGTAAACATACTTGCCATATCTTTTAATACTTTATATACATCGGTTGCTTTTGTTAAAAATATATTTGCACGATATCGAGGCTCTAAGCCATATACAGTACCAGTTCCTGTACCAGCAGAAGTTGCACGAAACTCTGTATCAACAGTGTTTGCAGAAGCGCCATGGTTTGTAAAAGTAGTAGTGCCTACCGTTTTTATTTTATAATAGTCTCCTATAACAATATCTGCTGCATTGTGTATTTTACCATCTTCTACAAGTTCGTCGCAATATCGAGAAATTCTATATAATGCATATTTATCTATCTCATCTCCTGCTATCCACTTGCCGGCCCCGTAGCGATTATTAGTAACAAGATCTAAAAAAATCCATGCCGGATTGTCGGTATATTGCAGTTCTGCTTTATAGGTTCCATCCCAAAACTCTTCATACACTGCTTTTCCAGTAGTTGAATACTCTCGAGGAGTATAAGTTGAGGGAACTTTTACTTTTAATCCTTTAAGAAGATAACTTCTTTCAGGGCTATTATTAAAAAGTTTTGATGAAAAAGCAATTTGACACAACGAAGTATAAGGAAAAGAAAATTTATCTTTAATTACAGCTCCTAAAGTAGTAATAGAAGCCTTAGCAGCAAGCTGCCACTTGTCTCTATCTGGTCTATTATTGTTTGTTCCATCAATTGTTACCGATAAACCAATATGTCGAGAAACTCGAATGATGCGAATTTTAAAATCTTCAAAGGGGCGATAATGATCTAAGTTTACTCTGTGCTCCCAAGATATAGGAGCATTTGTATCTCCAGAATGCTCAACATATGTACCATCATCAGCGTATATGTTTTTAAAGCTATTGTTGAATGCTCCATTTTGTTTTGTATCTATTTGCATTAAATAAAATACATATGCTTTTTCACTGTTTCCTTTATTTAAATTAAGACTTTGAAGGGCAGGATATGCTATACTAAAATAAACTTCATCTGCTTCTCGAATTTTTGCGGCTGTATCTAGTCCGAAGTCAGAGGAGTCTAGAATTGTTTCATTAGCATTTCTATCAGTTGATTGCCCTTCAGGGTAAGAAAGACTACTGCTATCAAATAAAGATATACCTAATGTACTTGCTCTAGCACTGGAGAGTTGTTTCAATTCTGTTAAATTTATTCCTGAAGTACTACCAAGTATTGATGAGCTTCCTCCTTGAGCACTTAATAATTCATTGAGAGGAGCTTGATTTACTTCTCCTGTTCTTACTGCAACTCCTAATTTATCAAACTTATTAAAGAAAAGATTGCTAGCTCCCAAATGTTGATTCGGAGTGTAAACAGAACTAATAAAAGGTACAGAATACGTTCCGTTAGGTATACTAACATTTAATTGAAAGGAAGAGCCAGGAGTAACATTATTAAGATTTGCAGGAACTGCATAAGTAATTTTTACAGTATAGTCAGCAGCATTTGGGTACAGATTAATACTACTAGTGCTGTCATCAGGAATAAAAGTTAAAGTATCACTATCAACAAGTACTGTTTGCCCTCTTACATCTACTCGCCCTGCTTTTATCAGACGAGCTGATCTTTCTGGAAATCCTTCTGTTGTATGACTGCTCGTAAAGGGAGTGCCGCTATTTGCATCAAGAGTAATTCTTACTTGCTGCGTATTTACATCTACAGATGCAGTAGTTGTAACCTGCTCACTAAAAAAGTCTAAAAACAAATTTCTAGTTACATTGAGATCAGTTATATATGGAGGTAATACTGTAGATGAGTTAAAACTAGCATCAGTATTGTTAGTAATAGTAAGGGTTGTTGCTGCACTGGGAACAAAAGAACGTAGCGAAACGTCTTTTACAGAGTTATTGTTTAAAAAAACACTTCCAGCTCCATTAGAAAGGCCTGCAATAGGCCCTTCACAGAGTATATCTGTTATACCTATATTTTGTGCCGTATCCCCCGGCGCTGTTGCCGCAGTAAAGCCTCTACTACTTGTACTATTACTTAATCCACCCATAACTTTTTCTCACTTATGATCAACAAATTGATTATTTTCATGGTGGCCTGATCCTGATCCCTGACCTCCATTTGAATTTCCTGGATTAGATGTCCCTGCAGGATCGGGGGTTTCACTCGTATCGTTTATAGTTGTATTTGAGCTGCCATATCCTGTTGTAGTTGCAGAAAGAGTGGCTCCGTTGTAAAAATATCCATTTTGGTTCCTAACTACCATACTTATAGGCCTTCCTGGAACACGAAGCTCTCCATATAATACAGGAACAGGGTCTCCCTCTACTAGTGTTTGTCCAGATCCTTGAAATAAGTAACTTTCATCTTGTTGAGAATCAACTGAAGGGTCTGGCATCATCATTTGTTGAATACCTACCTGAGCAAGGCTAGAAGCAAATAAAGTTGCTGCAAGTGCTTTATTTGTGCCTACTAAAACTCCCGCACTTCCCCCTCCTGCTATACTTCCAAGTCCAGATCCTAATGTTTGAAAGGAAAAACCTGCCGTAAATCCACCAGTACCTATTGTAAGAGCTACTACAGCTATTGCCGCCAATATTTTTCCTGCGCCACTTTTTGAACCTGCAGGCTGGGGGGAAATATACATATCTCCTTCTTGAAATTGAAGAAGGAGTTCTTTTTCGCTTTTAAGAGGACGTCCTTGAACTTCACAAATAAATCCAATATTTTTTTCGTGGCAGTCTAATAAATAAGTTCTAAAGTCAGAGAAGTTAACTTCTAAACATCTAAATACGTCAGAAAGAGAATTTGCAGAAATTTGCAACTCTTTGCCGTATTTTTCTCCAAGTTCTCCGTCTAAGTATACATTACGCAACATATCTATAAATTCCTACAATCTTTTTATACCAAAAAGGAAGAATTGATTCCCTACAAGAAAGTCTATTTTCTGCATGATGAAAAAATACATCATTTCCTAAATATATTCCACAATGATCTGGAACATCTGCTTTTACCTGAAAAACTAGTACATCATTCTTTTTAGGGCTGTCTACTTTTACAAAACCCCAGCTGCTTATATTTTCTTTTGTAAAATAATGTAAATTCTTC